AGGCGGACCTGCGGAGCCTGAAGCACCGCCTGAAGCTGAACCTCCCCACCGAATACCCGGTGAAGTACCGCCGGGTGGAGATCAAGACCGGGGAGTTCGGCGACTGCGATCTGGTGGCCGGGAAGAAAGGCCCGTACTTCAGCATCCGGATCGACAAGCGGCTGCCCCTCGTGGCGCAGTGGCTGATCATCACACACGAGTACGCTCACGCCCTCCAGTGGCGCGGGCCGGTCGCCGAGTCCATGCGACTCGATGACCACGATGCCGAATGGTCCCTCGCGGAAGCGAGAGTATGGACCGAGGTCGGCGGCTGAGGCCACGCAGGTGCTGTGGCTGCGCGCAGCAGCACCCACGCGAGTTTCGCCACCCTAGCCCAGTCATCCCCTCCGGGGGGTGGCTGGGCTTTTTTTTGGTTTTCCCATGTGTCCCTCTAAGGAGCCCTATCCAGCTCCCTCATATTCCCCTCCCATTCGCAGAGGTACCATCATGTCCTACGAGAAGACGCCAGCCGGCGCCCGAGAACGCAAGGAAGCGCACCGCGCCGCCCGCCCCGTTCCGAAGTCCGAGCCCCGCCTGACCACGCACCAGAAGGCTCCCCGCCGCAAAGGTGGGAATCCCCTGAACAACGAAGCTCGTGGACGCGGCCCCGCCTTCACACAAGATCCCCGAGAGACTGAGCCCGAAGAGCGCCGCTTCCTTGACGAGTTCGGCTTCCTCTCCCCCAAGGGAGAAGAGTAACATGTGCCCTCCCCCGAAGCCCAAAAAGGCCAAGGCTCCCCCGCCGCCCATCGAGGCGCCTGAGGTGGAACTGGGTGCCGAAGACAAGGCCAGCGACATCCGCGGCCGGAAGCGCCGAGGGCGCAATGCCCTCCGCACAGGGCTTCAGCTATCGGCGCCCTCGGGTGGCCTCAACGTCCCCGAGTAGGAGTAGATCATGGAGGCCGGCCAAGCCGCAGACCTGTACACCAAGCGCGCGGTTCATCGCCAGTGCTACCTCGACGAGGCTGAACGCTCTGCCAAGGTGACCATCCCCTCGGTGTTCCCAGACGCGCAGGACGTCTGCCAACGCAGCACCCCCGTCGTCCTCGACAAGCCCTTCCAATCCCTCGGTGCTCGTGGCGTGAACAACCTCGCCTCGAAGCTCCTGCTCACCCTGTTCCCCCCGACCATGCCGTTCATGAAGTACGTGCTGACGGGCAAGACCAAGGACGAAGCGACCGAGGCGGGCATCGATCTGTCCGAGATCAAGTCTGGACTCTCCCGCCGCGAGGGTAGGATCCAAGACGAGGTGGACGTCAAGAACATCCGCACCAAGGCGTTCCTCGCGATCCGCTCCCTCATCATCGCCGGCAACTCGCTGGTCTATATGACCCCGAAGACCGGGAAGATGCAGGTGTTCCCCCTGAACGCGTACACCGTCGTACGTGACGGCAGCGGCACCCTCCTCGACCTCATCTACGTCGAGAAGATGGACCGCACCACGATCACCGACGAGCGCATCCTCGCCATCCTCGCCGAGCATCCACAGGCCGGCCACGAGGCCAACCCCACAGACCAAGACAGCAACGAATCCCCCGTCCTCCTCTACCGTCGCATCCTACGATCCGGTGACAGGTACAAATCCTGGCAGGAAGTCGGCGGCATCATCATCGAAGGCTCCGAGGAGAGCTGGAGCGAGGAAGATCTTCCTTGGCTGCCCCTCCGCATGACGTCGATCGACGGTGAAGACTACGGCCGCGGCATGGTCGAAGAGTATCGTGGTGACCTCATGTCCTACGAACAGCTGAGCCGCGACACCCTGTTCGCATCCGCTAACGCAGCGAAGGTCGTGTGGGCCATCAAGCCCAACTCTGTCCTCCGCCCCAAGAAATTCCTCGACGCGCCCAACGGTGGCGCGGTCTCGGCAGAGCCCGACGACATCACAGCTGTCCGCCTAGACAAAGGCGGCGACATGAACTTCGTTGCCATGGAGAAGCGAGAACTCTCGCAGGCTCTGTCGGCAGCGTTCATGCTCAACTCATCCTTCCAGCGACAGCAGGAACGGGTGACCGCCGAAGAGATCCGGCGCATGGCAGAGGAGCTGGAAGACACGTTGGGCGGGACATTCTCCCTCCTCTCCGCTGAACTTCAGCTGCCCGTCGCGCACCTCATCGAGACCGGCCTCATCAAACGCGACCCCACCTTCCCTCCCCTCCCCACCGACACCGTTCGGATCGGGGTGGTCACTGGCCTCGCAGCCATCGGCCGCGGGCAGGAACTTCAGCGACTCCGAGAAGCCCTCGGTGTGGTTGGAGAGGCAGCGCAGATCGCACCCGGACTCGTAGACTACATCGATGAAGAAGACCTGAACCGCCGACTCTGGACCGGTTCGGGTGTCGACACCGAGGGTCTGCTCAAGACCGCTGATGAAGTAGCCGAGCTACGACAGCAACGACAACAGGCCAACGCTACCAAGGTCGCAGGTGAAGAAGCTGCGAAGGGCGCTGGCTCAGCACTAGGACAGATGGACCCCGAAGTCGCGAAGGAAGCACTTCAGGCTGGGGTCCAAGGTCCTCCCCAAGAGTAACGAGATCCCCCTAACGCCGCAGGAGTAAACCTACACGAGAAGCCACTAATGACTCAGAATTCTAAGAAGACGGCAGAGACTTCCACTCCCGCAGGCCCACCGCCCGCGCCAGAGATGTTCTCGCCGAAGGGCAAGCAGGCACACCCGATCACCAAGACATGGTACGATCCGAAGAAGAACGTAGTGATGCACCTCATCGAGGTGAAGCGCCAAGTTCTCAAGGGCAACGAACGTGTCGAACAGACCATCCATCGTAAGGTCGTAAGCATCGACCAGCCTCTCATCGACTTCTTCGTACAGAAGAGAGAAGATGAAGCCGCAATCGTGGAGATCAAGTAATGTCGGAAGAAGCCACCCAGCCTACGCCCCCCACCCCCGTTACAGAAGTCGAAGCATCCGAACAGTTCTCCCTCAACGTAGCTGCCTCTGCTGAGGAGCTAGGTGGAGTCGAAGCACTTCAGGCTGCACGAGAAGCGGGGAAGGTCAACGACGATGGAACACTCAAAGCCGCCGACGACGCGACTCCTCCCACCGAGGAAGTCACCGAGCCGAAGGCAGACGAGGAAGAAGTCAAGGTCGACGACCTGAAACTCACCAAGGACGAAGAGGAACCCTCCGAGGCAAATGAGGGCGAAGTCGAACAGCTCGACATGACCGAGTTCTACGCTGAGTACGCAGCAAACGGTTCCCTATCAGAGAAGTCCCAGAGCACCATCGTGGACCGACTGACGGGAGCAGGCTTCGCAGACGCGGAAGCCATTCTGAATCAGTACATCGCCGGAGCCGACACGCAGGTCGCCCAAGTACGGGCAGCTGTGTTCGACATCACTGGCGGTGAAGCTGGATACGCAGCCATGGGTGAATGGGCCCGAGGTAATCTGTCAGCAGCAGACCTCGCAGCCTACGATGCCATGGCCGAGGATCCGGCAACGGCACAACTCGCTGTACGTGGACTCCACGCACAGTACCAAGCAGCAACTGGAACCACGGCGCCGCCGCAGGCACCGGCTCCCGTTGATGCTGGCCCAAATGTCCAAGCGGGACATCAGGGTGGACTCATCACATCACCAGACGAGCTAGCAACGGTTGTATCCGATCCCCGCATGGGAACCGATCCGGCGTACACCGCTTCCACAGAAGCTCGCATTCGCGCCAGTATGCAAGCAGGGCACCTCAAGTAAGGGCTCCACATACTAGCGTAGGAGTATTCTTCTCATGGCAACTTCAGTAGTTTCAGGCTTTCTTGACATCAACAACGGCGGCGCTCCGTTCGACGACATCGCGCTCAAGGTCGCGGAAGGTCGCATCCTCGCGGCGTACAACGAGGTCATCACGACCAAGGGTCGGCACATCGCCACCACGATCCCGCACGGTAAGTCCGCGCAGTTCCCGGTCATCGGCCGAGTATCGAGTGACTTCCACACGCGCGGCGAAGAGCTGACCTTCGAACAGGTCAACTCGAACGAGGTCGTGATCACGATCCAGGATCTGCTCGTAGCTCCGATCTTCATCGACGTGCTCGACGAAGCCAAGGGTCACTTCGAGATCCGCGGTGAGTACCTCACGCAGATGGGTCAAGAGCTGGCCGTGCAGGACGACAAGCGCGTCCTCATGTCCATGATCGCTGGCTCGCGAGAGACCACGCCCAACTTCACGGGTGGACAGGTCGGCACGCCGGTCGTTGCAGCTACGGCTCGCACGGACGGTTCGGTTCTGAAGGCAGCGGTGTATGACGCGGCCGAGCAGATGGACGAGAACTTCGTCATGAGCGCGGGTCGATCGATCTTCCTCGCTCCCGCGCAGTACTCCCTCCTGCTTCAGGACGGCGAGTTCCTCGACGCGGACTTCGGTGGCAGTGGCAACGGTAGCCGCTCCGCTGGTGTCGTTCGACAGGCAGCTGGTTTTGACCTCATCAAGACCACGAACCTGAACACGACCGACGAGCAGGCGGACACGGACTTCAACACCCGCCTTCGGATCGACTACAGCGACAACGTGTGTGTCGCCTCGCACAACACCTCGGTTGGTGTTGTTTCCCTGATGGGCCTCAGCTTCGAGACCGACTGGGACTCCCTGCGACAGGGTACGCGCCTCATCGCCAAGTACGCGAAGGGCTACGATTACCTGCGCCCGGAAGCGAACGTCGCGATTGACGTAGCGTAAGCAGAATCCGTTTGAATAGGGGGCCCGGCTGTTAAAGTCTGGCCCCCTTTTCTTTCATTGGAGACCCCATGGCAGAAGCAGTACCACTCACGAAACTCGAAGCCGTCAACGGGATCCTCCGCGACATGGGGGACCGGCAGGTCAGTTCGCTGACCAACCAGACCCGCATCGACGTCATCCACGCCATCGCATCAGTCGAAGACATCACCAACGAATTGTGTGAAACCGGCTACTGGTTCAACACCGAGATCGTGGAGATCGCCCTCGACGGGTCCGACCAGTACGTCATCCCCGCCGACTACAGCCACGTCGAAGTGCACTCCGGCGGCCCCACCTCGGGCTCGCAGGGTCCACCGTTCCTTGTGGTCCGCGGCCGAGTCCTGTACGACACGGTCAACTCTCGCGACACGTTCGCCGGCTCTGGCTCCGTGAAGCTCAAGATCCACCGCCTCCTCTCCTTCGAGCAGATGCCCGCGACTGCTCGTCAGTACGTACGTTCCACCGCCTCGGTCATCACCCAGTCCCAGCAGATCGGCTCCACCTCTGTAGATCGCGACCTTCGCGAACGAGCTTCCCGGGCGCTGGCTGCATTAAATGAAGAGCACCTCGACGCCAACAACATCGACCAGACCTACAGTCCTCACTTCATCGACATCATGCACCGAAGGTAACCCATGCCTGATTCCTTAGTCTCACAGAACCTGCGCTCCATGATCAATGGTGTGTCGCGGCAGCCAGATTCGCAGAGGCTCCCGTCGCAGGGGCAGGAACAGATCAACTTCGTAGCCGACGTGGCTCAGGGTCTGGTGCGCCGCCCTCCCACCGAGCACATCGCCCACATGGTGGCACCGCTCGCCACCGTCCCCGCCTACGGCATCGCGACTCACCTGATCGAGCTGGAGAACAACACCCGCTTCCTCATGGTCCTTGAGCACGGCGACGTCAACGTCTACAACGCCGACACTGGCGCGGAAGTGACCATCCTCAACAACGCCGACGGGGCACCGGGCGCCTACACGTACCTCACCTTCCCCGTCACAGACACCGCAGCCCAGTCGTTCCGCACGACCACCGTCGCGGACTACACGTTCATCGTGAACCGCTCCAAGACCGTCACCCTCTCGGGTACGACCGACGCGGGACGCACCAACGACCACGAGTTCTTCATTGCATGGAAGACCGTGAACTCGAACGGCGCCGCGAACAACATCACGACCATCTTCGAGGGCAACGAGAACGTCAGCACAGGCGTCAGCACCAACACCTCAAGTAACGCCGACGCATGGATGACCGCCCAGATCGGCGCTGCGACCGGCACCGACGTGACCGGCACCGACGCGGGCGTGAACGACAATTGGAAGTTCACTCGCGTCAGCGAGAACCTCGTGTACGCCTACCAGTTCCAAGGCGCCCTCGAAACGATCGAGATCCACGACAACTTCGCTGACACCCTCCACGTCTCGGTAGCCACGAGCACCGACGGGAGCCCCGGCGCCGTTTCGAAGTTCTCCGAGCTGCCCTCAGTGGGCCCGGAAGGATTCACCGTCCTCGTCAAGGGCGACGACGGTACCGACAGCGACGAGTTCTACGTATCCTACAACACCGCTGAAGGTGTCTGGAAGGAGACCGTAGCTCCCGGCCTCGACAACAACTTCGAAGAAGACCTGATGCCGCACACCCTCGTGTACGATCAGGACACAGAGATCTTCTCGTTCGAGCCAGGAAATTGGCAAGCGCGAGGCGCGGGGGACGCCATCACCGCCCCGGTCCCCAGCTTCGTTGGGGGTCAGATCAAGGACCTCGTGGTCGCAGAGAACCGCCTCACCGTCATTGCTGGTGAGAACGTCATCGCGTCCGAGTCCGGCGACTACTTCAACTTCTGGCCCATCTCGGCCACTGTCCTGAGTGACGCCGACCCCTACGACATCGCAGGCACGGGCAACCGTGTCTCCATCTGGGACTCGATCATCCCCTTCCGCGGGAACCTCACCCTCTTCTCCTCGATCGGAGACGTGGTCGCTGAGGTCACTGGGGATCGTGATGCACCTACCACCGTGAAGAACGCCCGAGTGCGGGTGCGTGGAGCGTGGGCCAGCAGCGACATCCGTCCTGTGGCTGCCGACGACACCATCTTCTTCGTTCAGGACCACGGCGGCCACACCGCTGTCTCCCAGTACATCCAGTCCGACATCGACGTGTATCAGGCGGACGAGATCTCCGCCCACGTGGGGACGTACATCCCCCCGAACATCGTTGGTTCCTCCATCGGCCGTAACGAGAACATCGTGACGCTGTGGACTGGAGACAACTCGCTCTACGTCTACCGCTACCACACCCTCGGCCGTGAACAGGTCATGGCCTCGTGGTGCACGTGGACCTTCGAGCAGGGGGCTACGGTCCTCGGCGCCGATTGGTCAGGTTCTATCCTGTACCTCACGTTGGAGCTGGCCTCAGGCTGCGTCCACATCGAGAAGATGGACTTCGGGAAGAGTGATGAGGACGAAGGTGCATTCACCGACAACCTCGGCTACCGCGTCCACCTCGACGGGCTCGTCTCGATCCAAGGTACCTACAACGCCGCCAGCGGCCTCACCACGTTCGCCCTCCCCTACGACCAAGTCGCTATCGGCGGGACGTACCGGGTGATCCAAGGTGGTGAGTGGGGTAACGATCGTGGGAACAGCCTCACGCACGACGATACCGTCGCCTCGACCATCACGGTCATTGGAGACTACAGCGCCTACCCAGTGTACATCGGGCGTGAATTCACCAGCCTCTACGAGTACTCCCAGTTCCTCCTCCGCGGTGGTGCAGGCGAGTCAGCGAAGGGCGCCCGCGTAGGCGGTCGTACTCAGCTGCGTCGCGCGCGTCTCGTGTTCAAGGACACGGGGACGTTCGACGTAGTCCTCCTGTCATCGGAGGATTCCGACGAGTACCGTGACACCTTCACGTCACAGTTCTTCGGGCAGGCTATCTACGGGGCCACTGGCCTCGATGAGGGAGTCTTCGACTTCGCTCTCATGGGAGACAGCCGTAATGTCAGAGTCCAACTCGAAGCAGACACCTTCCTTCCTGCCGGATTCTCATCCTTGGAGTGGGAAGCTCGATACTTCCAACGTGCGCGTTCGGCCTGATAGGCCCTCGCGTGTTCGGATCATCCCTTCCACGCAGGCCGACGTCTTTCATCTGATCGACGTTGGTCTGCGGGATCAGGATGCGGCCGAGCTGCAAGCCGCAGGCGTCCTCCCCGAGGAAGCCCTCCAATGGGGCCTCGACATGGGCGACGCCCTCTGCCTCACCATCCACGTAGGCGACGAGCCAGTGGGGATGTTCGGAGTCTGCCCTCACCCTGACGAAGGAGTGGGCACCGTCTGGATGCTAGGCACCGACGGCATCTTCGGCGCCCGCCGAGAGCTGGTCGAAGACGCCCCGCTCTGGATGGACATGTTCAACAAGGTGTATCCCACCTTGACCAACTACGTAGACTCCCGCAACTCAGTGAGCATCGCTTGGCTAGAGAAGATGGGATACGATTTCCCCGCCGACGACGAGATCGTCACCGACGCCGGCGTGACTTTCAGGAGAATCAACAGATGTGCGAGCCCGTCTCCATCAGTCTAGCCATCACCGCCGCCGTCGTCTCGATCGCTTCGTCCACAGCCAACGCGGTCATGCAGGCCCAGCAGGCCAAGGCACAGAAGGCTTCTGCCAAGGCTGCCGCCAACCTCAAGCGCGACCAGATCGCGTCCAAGCACTCGCAGGCAGCTGAGGCCAGTGGTAACAAGATGTTCGAGCTGGCCCGGCAGGCTCAGATCGCCAAGGGCGCTGTGTCCGCACAGGGGCTCTCGGATCGCTCCGTTGCAGCCATCGGTCGTTCAATCGGCTTCGAGCTGGGACAGGACAAGGCTACGCTCAAGCGCAATCAGGAGATCGCAGCCGAGCACGTGGGCGCACAGCTCCATGGTATCGACCTCGAACTCGTGTCACAGAAGCAGCAGATCGGCGACACGTCAGGTGTGAAGCTGGGCTTCCAAGTCGCAGGTGGCGTCGCGTCCGGCATCAACACAGGGCTCTCCCTCGGCAACGCCCTCGGTGGCTTCGGTGGGGAGACGAAGTTCGACGCCAATTC